AATATGAGGTCTTACTGCTTGCTGGTGGACTATTTGACCTATACAATATAGAAAACCGACAAGAGATGTTAGAGGGCTTACAACTTATGGAATCTGTAGCTCTTGCTGAGATTAATAAGGATAAAAAATAATGGCTAAATCAGTAGATAAAATTACTCTTTTATTAGATTTAAAAGGTTTTAAAGCTGTTAAAGGTCTTGGTCAGGATTTTAATAAATTTAAAAGTACTGTAAGGTTAAGTGCAAACGAAGTAGATAAAGCTATTAAAGGTTTAACTAAATATCATGGGAATACAAAATTAAGTACAAATGCATTAAAAGGACAGATTAGTGCCTTAACAAGACTAAAAGACAATGTTGGTATAAACACCAAAGCTTATAAAAGTCTTAGTGCTGCTTTAGAGCAAGCAAAAAATAAGATGAATCAACTAACTGGTGCATCTAAACAACAGCAAAGATTTAAGTTTTTAGGAGCAGGTGGTCGTGCTGCTTTAGGTGGTGCTGTTGGTAGATTTTTACCAGGCTCTGCACAAATAGGAGGTATAGCAGGTTTTGCTGAGGGTGGATTTAAAGGTGCAGTAAAAGGAGCAGGTATTGGTCTTGCGGTTGATGCTGTTGCGGGTGGAGTGCAGTTTGCTAAGCAAGCAGCTCAACAAGCCTCACAAGTTCAGAAATTAGAAATAGCATTGAGAGGTGCTGTCAAAACAGAAGCAGATTTTCAGAAGGGTTTAGAAATAATTGCTAATACATCTAAAACATTAAATGTACCTATAGCTGCATCAACCAAACAATTTACAACTTTAGCTGCTTCTGTCATAGGTGCGGGTGGATCTATTGAAGATGCAAAAGTTGTTTTTGAAGGTGTTTCTAATTCAATCAAGGCAACTGGTGGTAATGCAGAAGATGTGCAATCAGCCATAAGAGCTATGAGTCAGATATTCGGTAAAGGTAAGGTATCGGCAGAAGAGCTACAAGGCCAGCTCGGTGAAAGATTGGCTGGTGCGGTTGTTAAATTTGCAGAAGCAAATGGTAGTAGTTTGCAGAAATTACAAAAAGACTTAAGAGATGGAACAGTTGGATTAGATCAAGTTATAAAATTTGCTCAAAAGTTAAATATTGATTTTGCAGATACAGCAAAAAAAGTTGCAAATTCATCAGCAGATGCGGGTCAAAGATTGCAAACACAATTTAATAATTTTTCTATAACAGTTGGTAAAGCTATTATTCCTGTTGGTGCTGCTTTTCAAAAAATGTTTTCAGATATTCTTAACGGTCTCCAAGAAAATAAAGGTGCAATGGATCTATTTATTGGTTCTTTAAAGCTTATTGGTGCTTTTGCTTTTGCAACAGTAGCAAGTGTAAGATTTTTAACAAGAACATTAATTGATTTAGCAAAAATCTTATTTAATATAGCTAATTTTAGATTTAAGGAAGCATTTGAAGTAGCTCAAAAAGGTTTAAAAGATACAGCAGAAAACGCTAAAAAAGATGGAAAAGCTATATTAGATATTTTTAAAGGAACTCAGACTATTGAAGGAAAAGAAGATGATACGTCTGGAGTTCAAGGTTTACCAAAATTAACTGAGGATGCAACAGCAAAATCAAAACAGATTTTTTCTAAATATGTAACTGACATTGCAGATGTTACCAAAGATATACAAAATCTATTTGTTAATACATTCAAAAAAATAGAAGATTCACTTGTTGATTTTATTACAACAGGAACTATAAACTTTAGAAAATTTGCACAAGATATTGTTCGAGAAATGACAAGAATTTTTGTTAGAGGAGCAATAATGAAACCATTGACTCAATCGTTTGAAAATTTAATTAGTCCAAAGAAAGAAACAACTGCTAAAACAAAAAATAAAGCAACATCTATTTTTGATTTTGCTCAAAGTTTTGATTTCCCATCTGACTTTTTTACTAAGAAATCTGATATTCCATTCATGACTTCAATACCAAAAGGAGTGTCAGCCGAAGATATCTTGCCAAATGTAAAAACAGTTGTTATGCCTAATGTAAAGGTTGACGATATTTTACAAAAGGAAGGTTTTAATACATCAGTTTTAGAAGGCATACTTGATATTGAATCTGGAAGAAGAGACCAAGTTTTAACAACACCGACAATAAGGAAAAGTACTTTTGGTGATAAATTTGGTGCTTTTACTAATAGATTTTTAGATTTTTTTGATAGTAGATTTGCAGATGGTGGAGTTATTCCTAAAAACAAAATTGTTCCAACAAGATATGCAAAAGGTGGATTAATTGAGCGTCCAACCTTATTTCCTCTAGCAAATGGAGCAGCTTTAGCAGGTGAAGCTGGAGTTGAAGCTATTATGCCTTTGCGTAGAGGTAGAGATGGAAGACTTGGGGTAGAAACATCTGGAGGAGTTGGTAATGTAACTGTAAATGTTGATGCTTCTGGTTCTTCGGCTGAGGGGGATGAGCAAAAATCAACAGAACTTGGAAAGGTTTTAGGTGCTGCTATACAAGCAGAACTTGTTAAACAAAAAAGACCAGGAGGACTTTTAGCTTAAATGGCAAATTTTAACACAACTGTTAATTTACAACCTAGTTTTGGGGTATCAAAGAAATCTAAACCAAAAAAAAGAATTGTAAAATTTCAAGATGGCTATGAACACCGTATAGTTTTTGGCTTAGCAGCACATCAAAATCCTAAAGTATATTCTTTAAGTTTTAAAAATATTACTGAAACAGAGAGTGATGCTCTTGAGTCATTTCTTGATTCTCGTGCTTTAGATGGTGCAAGTTTTGACTTTACACCACCTAATGATGTTATTGGAAAATATGTTTGTGATGAGTGGACAAAAACAATAAATCGTCCTAATAGAGCAACAGTTAATGTTACTTTTCGACAAGTCTTTGAGCCATGAGTACAGCAAAAGTATTTGATGAAATTCAAAAAAGTAATCCTTCTGCAATTATTGAGTTATTCGAGCTTCAATTAGATACATCATTGCATGGAGCATCTACCATTTACAGATTTCATGCAGGAAGTAATTTAAATGCAAACGGTCAAATAGTTTGGGCTGGTAATTCATATTTACGTTTTCCTGTTCAAGCAGAAGGTTTTGCATTTCAAAAAGGTCAATTACCTAGACCAAAATTAATAATAAGTAATGCTCTAGGTACAATGTCTGCAATATTATTGACTGTAAATCAAACTACGGTAGGCAATGATTTGACAGGAGCAAAAGTTACAAGGATAAGAACAATGGCAAAATTTTTAGATGCTGTAAATTTTTCTGGAAACTCAAATTCAACTGCTGATCCAACTGCTGAATTTAAAAGAGAAATTTATATTGTTGATAGAAAAGCAACAGAAACTAGAGATATTGTTGAATTAGAACTAGCACAAGTTTGGGATCTTGCGGGTGTTCGTGTTCCAAAAAGACAATGCACTCGTTCAATATTTCCTTCAATAGGTACGTTTAATTAATGAGTTGGAAAGAAAAAGCATTAATTCATGCAAAAGAGCAAGATCCTAAAGAATCTTGTGGACTTTTAATTAATATAAAAGGAAAAGAAAAATATTTTGCTTGTCGTAATTTATCACTTACAAATCATCAATGTTTTATTTTAGATCCAGAAGACTATGTAAGGGCAGATAATCAAGGAGAAATAATTGCTGTTATTCATAGTCATCCAAATACACCCCCCACACCAAGTCAAGCTGATAAAGTAAGCTGTGAACAAAGTAAATTACCTTGGCATATATTAAATCCAAAAACTGAAGAGTGGGGTTATTTAGAACCATCAGGATATAAAGCACCATTATTAGGAAGGCAATGGGTGTGGGGTGTTACTGATTGTTGGTCATTAGTTCGTGATTGGTATAGGGAAGAAAAAAATATTAATTTAAGAGATTGGGAAAGACCAACAACACCAGAAGAATTTTTGTTAAATCCTTTGTTTGAGAAATGTGCATGGAGAACTGGTTTTAGAGAGTTAAGGTCAGATGAACCTTTAGAGAATGGTAATCTTTTATTTATGTCTATAGGTTCTAAAGGTTTAAATCATGTAGCTATTTTTATAGATGGTATGGTTTTACATCATTTAACAGATAGACTATCTTGTAAAGAACCTTATTCTGAGTGGTTGTTAAAATGTACTGGTAAGAGGTTACGTTATGCTCAAGAAAATTAAAATTTACGGTGATTTAGCTGATTTTATTGGTTATAAAGAATTAGAAGCTGTAGTTGATTCTACTGCTGATGTAGTTAGATTTTTGATTTGTAATTTTCCAAAAGTTGAGTCATATATGATGGATAAATATTATAAAGTTTTAGTTAATAATGTTTCTATAACTAAAGAAGAGATTCATGATCCAACAGGTAAATCAGATATAAGTATTGTGCCTGTTATAAGTGGAGCAGGAGGTGATACAGAAAATATAATTTTAGGCGCAGCACTTGTTGGTTTTGCTATTGCTTCTGGTGGAACAGGTTTAGTTGGTTTATCATTTGCACCTACTGGAGGTGCTTTAGCTAGTCCTTTCGCTGCTCAATTAGGAAATATTGGTCTCGGTTTATTACTTAGTGGTGTAAGTAATTTGTTGTTTCCGCAAGAACAACCAGAAGATTTTGAAAACGATCAAGATCCAAGAATATCTTTTAGTTTTTCTGGGGTGCAAAATACTAGTAGGGCTGGAACTAGCGTACCTATAGTATATGGAGAATATATAACTGGATCTGTGGTAATCTCAGCTGGAACTGATACAGATCAGGTACACGCATGACAAAAAAAATTATTGGTTCTGGTGGACTTTTTGGTGGTAATAATAATAGAAAACCTACTAGAGAACCTGATACTTTAAATAGTAGGCAGTTTGCGACAATACAGGATTTAATATCAGAAGGTGAAATAGAAGGTTTTGCTACTCCATCTAAAGCACAACTTACAAGAGGTTCAGAAGCTTATAATACTGCATCACTTAAGGATATTATTTTAGATAATACTCCTATTTTAAGTTCATCAGCAAGTAATACTAATCCATCTAACTCTGATTTTAATTTTCAAAATGTTGAGCTTACACCTAGATTTGGTACAGCAAGTCAAAATCATATACCTGGAATTATTGGAAGTCAAAGTTCCTCTAGTGTAGGTGTTGAGGTTACTGCATCAGGTGGTGGAGTAACTAGGCAAATAACCAATACACAAGTAGATGCAGCAAGAATTACTGTTACTTTTGGTGCTATTCAAAAATCAACTGATGAAGGTGATATTTTAGGCAGTTCAGTTTCTTTAAAAATTCAAGTTCAATATAATGGAGGTGGTTTTACAGACGTATTAACTGATACTGTTAAGGGTAGAACAGCAGATCCATATCAAAAAGACTATAGGGTTGATTTTACAGGTGCATTTCCTATTGACGTAAAAGTTGTGAGACTTACAGCAGATGCAACCCCTGGTGGGCAATTAGTTGACTCATTTAATTGGACAGTCCTTACTGAAATAATAGATGACAAACAAGATTATCCTAATAGTGCATATATGAATCTTCGATTAGATTCAGAGCAATTTAGTGCAATACCAAAAAGATCTTTTAGGGTTCGAGGAATAAAAGTAAGGATACCAGCCGCTAACGGAGGATTAACACCTACTGTTGATAATCAAACAGGAAGAGTAATTTATCCAAATAATTATATATTTAATGGAACTATGGGTGCTGCTCAATGGTGTTCATGCCCCTCTCTAATTTTGCTCGACCTCCTTACTACAGAAAGATATGGTTTAGGTACTCATATTTCTGATAATGATATTGATTTTTTCTCTTTTATAGAAGCAAGTAAGTATTCAAATGAATTAGTAAGTGACGGATCAGGAGGTCAAGAGGCAAGATTTAGTTGCAATGTAAATATACAAGGTTCAAAGGAAGCTTTTAATTTAATAAATGACATAGCAGGCATTATGCGAGCTTACCCTATATGGTCTGCGGGTAAAATAAGCCTCGCACAAGATAGACCTACAGATCCAACTTACTTATTCAGTTTAGCTAATGTACAAGAAGGAGGTTTCTCATACTCTGGAAGTAGTCTTAAACAAAGAAATACTGTTATAAATGTTTCATACTTTAATATGGATAGTAGAGAGATAGATTATGAAGTCGTAGAAGATACTGTGGCACAAGCAAAACTTGGAATTATCAAGAAAGATGTTCGAGGTTTTGGGATAACCTCAAGATCACAAGCTCAAAGATTAGGGAAAGCAATACTTTTCAGCGAGCAACAAGAGTCTGAGGTTGTTACTTTCAAAGTTTCTATAGACGCAGGTGCAATAGTAAGACCTGGACAAGTTATATCAATCAATGATCCTGTCCGTCATGGCTCAAGAAGATCAGGAAGAATTAAAACAGCTACAACAACACAAATAACAGTTGATAATATTGCTGACTTAAGCACTTTTGGAGGATCAAACCAAAAATGTACAGTTATATTACCTAATGGCAATATTGAAACTAAAAATATTATTGGTTTAAATCCAAATAATAATGGTGTAATTACTTTAGATTCTGCTTTTAGTCAAGTTCCAAATGCAAATACTATTTGGCTAATACAAAGTGATAGATTAGTTCCTGACGAAAAACCTAAGACTTTTAGAGTTATTTCTGTTGAAGAACAAGAAGGTATTAATTATGTCATAACAGGTCTTACATATATTGATGGTAAATATGCAAATATTGAGCAAGGTATTTCGTTACCACCAAGAGGTATATCTTTGCTTAATGTATTAAGAAATCCTCCAAGTAATGTCTCAGTAAATGAATTAACTGTAGTGATCAATGCAGTAGCTAGAACAAAATTAATAATTTCTTGGACTTCAGTTACAGGTGTTAGTCAGTATTTAGTTCAATATAGATTTAATAATACAAATTGGGTTTCTCAAACTGTTTTAAGAACAGATTTTGAGGTGCTTGATACTACAGCAGGTACTTATGAAATAAAAGTATATTCATATAATGCAGCCTTGCAAATATCTGCAACATCAACAGATATAACTTTCAATGCTGTAGGTAAAACTGCTCCTCCATCAAATGTACAGAATTTAACTCTTGAACCTGTAACAAATAAAATTGTAAGGCTTAGATGGTCGGAATCTACTGATGCTGATGTTATTCATGGAGGTAAAGTATATGTAAGACATTCAAATAAAACAGATGGAACTGGAACATTTCAAAATTCTGTTGATTTAATAGAAGCACTTGCGGGAAATACCACAGAAGCAGTAGTTCCAAGCCTTGATGGTGAGTATATTCTTAAATTTAGGGATGACCAAGGAAACTTTAGTACTGGTGAGACTTCTGTAATTTTAGATCTACCTGATTTAATTGACAGTCAACAAATATTAGCTGATAGAGAAGATACTGACTCTACCCCTTTTGGAGGAACAAAAACAAATTGCACAGTAACATCTGGAGCATTACAACTTACAGATCCTTCAAGCAATCTTACAGCAACTTATGATTTTGCAAATACGATTGATTTAGGAGGTGTTTTTTCATTAAATCTAAAAAGGCTTATTCAAAGTATTGGTTTCACAGTTGGTTTTGCAAACACTATAGATGCCTTAATACCAACTGGTACTTTTTGGGATGATTATGCACAAAATGGAAATTTTGATGGCCCTGCAATAAATGATGTGAGTGCTTCAATTAGTGTCAGAACAACACAAGATAATCCTTCTTCTGGATCGCCTACTTATACACAATTTAATACTTTTGCTAATGGTACTTATAAGGGAAGAGGTTTTCAATTTAGAACAAATATAAAATCAGATAGTATTGCTCATAATATTTCTATTCAACAACTTGGAATATTTGCTGCCTTTGAATCAAGAACAGAAAGAAGTTATGTAAGCGGTGGAACTACAAGCACAGCACCTTTATCTTCTGGAACTTCTAGTTCTGGGTTAAATGTTACATTTGGAAGTCCGTTTTTTGTAGGTACATCTAGCTTGGGGGGAGCAAATGCGTTTTTACCTTCAGTTGGAATAACAATACAAGGAGCTGCAAGTGGAGATTATTTCGAGCTTTCTAATGTCTCAGGAACAGGATTTAATATAAAAGTTAAAAATGGATCTAGTTTCATAAACAAACAATTTACTTTTCAAGCTGTCGGATATGGCAAAGGAGGGTAGAATGGGGGAAATTATTTTTTAGATGGCACAGGTTGGTAATAAAAATATAGACAATGCTTCTGGTCAAGTTGTAAGACTTGATATTCAAAATACTATTGCAGCGGTTGCATCTAATAATTTTGGAGCAAAGTCTAGTGCTGGAGAAATACAACCCGCAGAATTAGTAGCAGATAGTTCAACTACACCAAAGAAATTACTTATAAGATCAACAAGTGGTGCTTCTGCGGCTGCTAGTGCTACATTTTTTGAGGTTGGGAATTTAGATGAAGCTAATTTAGGTTTGTTGCCAAAAGCGGGTGGTACAATGACAGGTGCAATTTTAGGAGATGATGCTTCTGGAGCAGCTAGCCCCGCATATAGTTTTGATCAGGACTCCGATACTGGAATGTTTAGAGCAGGTGCAAATTCATTAGGTTTTGCAACTGCTGGCACTCAAAGATTTTCAGTTAGTGATTCTGGATTGGATATAACTGATGGATTACCTTTGAGATTTCAAGATTCAAGTGGTTCGCCTTTCGTTGCATTAAAATCACCAAGTTCTTTAGCAAGTAATGTAACGCTTACTCTCCCTGCTACAGATGGAAATGCAGGAGAAGTTTTATCTACAGATGGAAGCGGTGTACTCTCATTTTCTGTAATACAAGGTGTTCCAACTGGAGCAGTATTTTGTATGGCTATAGCTACAATTCCTTCTGGATATTTGGAATGTAATGGACAAATAGTAAATAGAACAACTTATGCTGCTCTGTTTGCGGTAATAGGAGTTCAATATGGAGCAGGTAATGGATCAACAACATTTCAACTTCCTGATCTAAGGGGAGAATTTGTTAGAGGTTTTGATAATGGTAAAGGAACTGATAATGGAAGACAAATTGGTAGTTCTCAATCAGGAAACTTTGGGCAACATTTACACGCTGTCGATTTGACTACAAGTAATAAATCACTTACTGGTTCTGTGTCAAGAATTTCTCAATCCTATAGGATAGATGGTACAGCTAGTGGAGTTTTTACAAAAGGTAGTAACGGAAATGCAAGACTATATGGTAACTCTGGGGGAGAAGCATCATGTGGTGGTTTTAATATGGATGCCTCACACGATCATACAGTTATAGGTAATACTGGTAATACAGGTTCTACAAGTAACAGCAATGAGACTCGACCTCGTAATATAGCAATGATGTACATAATAAAAACATAGTTATGTCAATTCAGCCTGGTACTTACAACTTTACGATGCAAAGAAGAGCAGATTTTTCTTTGCGTTTACAATTTAAAGACTCTACAGGAGCAGCAATTAATTTAGGAGGTTTTACAGTTTATTCTCAATGTTGGGATTTAGGAAGAAATGTTAAATTTGCAGATTTTTCTGTTGCTTATGTAAATAGAGCTACAGGTACAGTTGATATTAGTTTGACTGATACACAAACGGAAAAATTTCAAACTGAAAAACTTGCTTATGATGTTTTACTTGAAGATAGCAATGCTATAAGAGAATATTACCTTGAGGGTGTTATAACTATGTCAGAGGGTTATACACAACCATGACATCCGTAAACATTACAACTACAAAAAATACAGTAAATGTTACTGAAGGAGATCCAACTGTAGTCACTATTGCAACCCAAGGCCCTGCGGGGCCTGCGGGTTCTATTAGTGGTTTAAATTTTGATATTTCTGGCAAAGTTAACGATGCTGTGCTGTATTACCACGCTGCATCTGATACATTTAAAGCAGATAGCACAACAACCAAACTTACACTTGTCGATGGAGGTAACTTCTGATGGCTAATACAGTCAGAATTAAAAGATCTACAGGATCATCAGCACCAAGCTCATTAGCAAATGCTGAACTAGCTTTTGCAGAAGGCAGTAAAAAATTATTTATTGGTATAGGTACAGGGGGAGCAGGAGGATCTGCTACTTCTATTGAAGCTATTGGAGGGTCAGGTAGTTTTGTAGATTTATTTACGAGTAGAACACAAAATCATATATTAGCAGCACCTTCTGGCAGTAGTGGAGTAGCAAGTTTTAGAGCTTTAGTAGAAGGTGATATACCTTCTCTCGCTCATACAAAAATTTCAGATTTTGATACAGGTGTTAGAACTAATAAGTTAAATGAGATGGCATCTCCAACAGCTTCAGTTTCATTAAATAGCCAAACCATAACAAACTTAGCTGATCCAGTAAATACACAAGACGCTGCTACTCGTGGTTTTGTAGAGGCAACAGCACAAGGACTTGATGTAAAAGATTCTGTTGTAGCTGCAACAACTGCAAACATTACAATATCTACTGCACTTAATAATGGTGATACTTTAGATGGTGTTACTTTATCAAATAATGATCGAGTACTTGTAAAAAATCAAAGTACAGCATCAGAAAATGGTATTTATATTGTTGGATCAAGCCCATCAAGAGCAAGTGATCTTGCTACTGGTGCAGACGCAGCGGGGATGTTCACCTTCGTAGAACAAGGCACAGTCAATGCTGATAATGGGTTCGTTTGCACCAGTAATAAAGGATCTGCTGTAGTAGGAACTAATAGTCTTACCTTTGCTCAATTTAGCGGTGCGGGGAATATAACAGCAGGTGATGGCTTAGATAAATCTGGGAATGAATTAAGCCTTGATTTAAAAGCAAACGGAGGACTTGTAATAGAATCAACAGAGCTTGCTATAAATTTATCTGCAAGTTCTATTACAGGTACACTCCCTGTTACAAAGCTAACAAGTCTTACAGCAACAGTAACAGAATTAAATCTTCTTGATGGTGTTACTTCAACGACTGCTGAATTAAATTTATTAGATGGTGCTACTTCAGCTACCTCAACGACATTAGCTTCCGCAGATAGATTTATAGCTAACGACAATGGAACAATGAAACAAGTTGCATTGTCTGATTTAGTTACTTTTTTAAAAGATGAAAGTGCATCAAATTTCACTATAGATGGTGGAACTTTTTAGACCATAGGAGATAACAGCCAATGGCTAACACAATCAAGCTAAAACGAGGTACTAGCACACCGACTACAAGTGATTTATCTAATGGCGAAGTTGGTTTAGATACTTCTGCAAAAAAGCTTTATGTAAACGATAGTGGAACTATTAAAGAGATTGGAGGGACAACAAGTCCAAACTTTATATATCTTGAATTAAGAAACTCTAGTAATAACGGATCAGCAAGCTACCCAAATAATGATTTTACTCTTGTTATAGCGGGAACTACAACGGCACAAACTGTAGGTGCTGCTAATCAGTTATTAGTGAGTGTATCAGGAGTTATTCAACAACCAAACTCAGGAACATCTACAAGTGGAATTACAGGTTTTATTGTTGATGGTAATAGATTAAAAACTGCAACTAATTTACCCTCTGCACCTGATTTTATAATTTTTCAAAAAGCGGGTGGGATAGGTGAACCGAGTGATGGAAGTGTTACTTCTGCAAAGTTATCAAGTTCAATAAATTCACAAATAACTGCAAATACAGCAAAAGTTTCAAATGCAACACATACAGGTGAGGTAACAGGATCAACTGCTCTTACGATTGCTGATAATGTAGTAGATGAAGCAAATTTAAAAGTTTCTAATTCTCCTACAAATGGATATTTTCTATCTGCTCAAAGTGGTAATACAGGTGGTTTAACATGGGCTGAGGTTACTACAGACTTAGTTGGTGATACTTCACCGCAACTAGGCGGTGACTTATTAAGTAATGGTAATGATATTGACTTTGCTGATAACGATAAAGCAAATTTTGGAGCTGGCGATAGACTATCAATTTACCATGATTCATCATCTGGTCATAGTTTTATTAAAGAAACAGGATCAGGTTCATTAGTTATAAATGCTAATGATTTTTATGTTCAAAATGTTGCTACTGAAACTATGATTAAAGCTGCTTCTAACGGAGCAGCAGAGCTATATCATAACAACACACTCCGTTTAGCTACTACAAATATCGGTGTAACTATAACAGGAGATCTTTCATTTAGTAGTGCTTCAAGTAAAGCTATTAGATTAGGTGATAACGATAGAATATATTTTGGTGATGGCGAAGATTTTTGGATTGGATCTAACGGATCTAACGGAGAAGTTTCTGGTTCACTTTGGTATTATAACCATCAAAATTATTATGATAATGTAAGAATAAGGTTGGGTAATTCCCAAGACTTAGAGTTTTATCACGATGCAAGTCACTCGTGGATTAAAAATAACACAGGAAATCTTTATATAAATCCTAAAGGTGGTGAAGTAGGTATTGCCTTAGTTCCTGATGGTAAAGTAGAACTTAGATATGATGATGTTACAAAGCTTGAGACAGCAAGTGGTGGTGTGGACATTTCTGGAGCGTTATCTGTAACTAACGGTATTTCTTTACCTGATTTAAAAGAATTAAAATTAGGTGATAATAACGATCTTATAATAGTACATACTGGGTTTGCTTCTTATATAAATAATAACTCAGGTGATTTATATATTAGAAATGATAACGCTAATGACAATGCTAATATTTTAATTCAAGCTAGAGATGGAGAAAATTCAATATATTGCCATGATGACGGAGCAGTAGAACTATATCACGACAACAGTAAAAAACTTGAGACAACTTCAACAGGAGTCAATATTACTGGTGGAATAACTATAAATGGTTCTGCTCTTTCTAGTGGTGGTTTAAAACAAACTAAGTTTACTTCTGTGCATGATACGTCAGGATCAACAAATTTCAGTACAAGTTGGACGCAAGTATTATCTTTAGATATAACACCTAGTTCATCATCTCATAAAATTAGTATTTTTAATTCAACAACATTATTTATATCAAACACAAGTGGAAACCTTTATGCCTTACCAGAAGCATATAGAAAATTAACTCGTACAGTTGGTGGAACTGAAACAACCTTACTTGAAAGTAAAGTTTTATCTCAGAGAGATAATTATAATGGAACTAAATATCAGGACGGTGAAGCTAGTACTACTTTTCAAGATAGTCCAAACACGACAAGTCAAGTTACATATAAAATATATTTGTATAAAGGTAATAATACCGAAACAGCATATTTTTCAGCATCAACACTACATTTAATGGAGACAGCAGTATGAACATTTTAGAATTACAAAAAGCATTATTATCACTAGGTTATGCTGATGATAAATATGTTTTAAGAATGGATACTAATGATATAACAGATAGTGCATCTTTTATAAAAGCATATAATGTTGTTATTGAAATTAAAGATAATACTTCTATTGAATCATCTGATAAAAGTCTCATACCTGTTACTTGGGAGCAAGTCTTAGCTAAACATAATGAGTTAAAAGGAAAAACTGACTACATAGATAAAAGAGAACAAGAGTATCCTCCAATAGGAGATCAATTAGACAAAATTTTTCATGAGGGTATTGACGCATGGAAGGCAGATATTAAAGCAATTAAGGATAAATATCCAAAACCAAGTTAAAATTTAATTATGGCACTAACAAAAATTACCTCAGACGGTATTACAGATGCAACCATCTCAGCATCAGACTTAGCTTCTAATTGTGTTACAAGAAATAAAATAAGTGATGGGGAAGTAATAAGTAGTAAGTTAGATAGTTCAGCCGTAACAACTTCAAAAATAAATAATAACGCAGTTACTTATTCAAAGATACAAAATGTATCAGCAACAAACAGAATTTTAGGTAGAGATTCAAGCGGAGCAGGTGTCATTGAAGAAATAACACCTTCTAATCTTCGTACAATGCTAAACGTAGCTGATGGTGCTACGAATGTTACTAACACAAATCAACTGACTAATGGTGCAGGTTATTTAACAGATCTTGTTAACGATACTTCACCTTCGCTTGGAGGAGACTTGGATATGAACTCTAAGTCTATATCTAGCGGTATCTTAGGAATAAAAAATACAGGATCACAAT